TGAAATTGAGGCGGGTGACACTTACACGACCGGGAGTATCAATCTTCAAGGACCAAATTCGTTGATATTACGTCTGAGTTCCGGGTCCGACACGTTTAATAAAGATGTCTATGTTCGCGAACCATTCTACACGAGTCATATTTTGACAAGTGGTAATTCATTCATAAATTACAGTGGGGCTGATGATTCAGTAAAACACGATTTCTTTAGTGGACCTCAAAAATTCATCGAGAGTCTTCGTGTGCAATTTTTATACATGAGCAACGGTCGTCTCATTCCATACGATTTCAGAAACCAAGATCACATTTTGAAATTTGAAATCGAGTGTAACACGGGTAAATTCAAGTCGATAGCTGATCAGACAGCTCCGGATGTGGGTGTACTCCCACCGCCTATAAGCATCCCAGACTTTGAGGATCCTTATAGATGGAAACAGTATGTACTGATTTCAGTTATTGTTTTCATAGGTGTGTTCACCCTGATTGTCACTCGAAAAAGAACTTAGCGAGTGATGGCGTAGACCGGGCCAGACGGTTTTTGGACCTTCGGGGAAAGGCGGGAGATCACCAAGAACACGATCACGGAAAGGAGAGTCGTGAAAAGAGCCGTGAGACCGTAGTGGAGGCCACCGTTCTTTTGGACACGAACAACTTGGTTGATCGACCATCGGACGAGGTCCAACCAAGAGATCGCAGCCGCGAAGGAGAAGCCCGCAACAACGGAGTTCAAGGATTGCGTTTGGAGTTCTTGAGTCAAGAGCGTGACGGTTTCCATGGCAGCAGCCGACATTGTATTTATATTACATATGTAGAAAATTATTCGGGAAGCAGTTCGTCCTCTGATAAAATTTTTTTATATCGATCCTTATCTTTAGAATACCCCTTTGTGACCTGAAGTTCTTCTTCGTCATCATCGGAGTCGGACTCCGACTCTAACTCAGAGTCTTCATCAATCAGTTTAAATTCATCCGTTGACCAACCCACCGGCTCCATTACTATTAATAGCATTTTTTAACATCTCTTCTGTCGGATTGGTTGGAGACCACTGATCCCAAGTGTCGTAGGCTTCGTTTATTTTAAGAAAAGTTTCATCTTCACCCGAATATCTTTCGAACATTTCATCAGATTCTTCGACGACTTCTATATCGTCTTCGTCTGAATCTGTATCTTCTTCGTCGTATAGATCTGGAAAATGTGTCCCAATTTTTTGACCGACTGTGTGCATGACACAGTACTTCATTGCATATTCCACATCTTTTGATAAAATCGTGTCTCGACCACATGCGTGTGCGTACTTTCCTGCGAGTACCATCCCCATTTCAAGAACGGGTTGAATTATACCAATGGCGCTCTGCATCATTTGATTCTCGAAGTCTCCCGTACTTTCACCAAAACCTGTTTTCATCATATTATATTCAACTGTTAAAAATAGTTTTGGCAAATCCCTCGCTTACACGTAAAATATTGTAACTGAGAGCGCAAACTCTGAATTCTCTTGAATGTATTGCCGATTCATTCAAACTTAGGTTTATAATTTGATCTTTTACAAGGCTAAAGTTTAACTGACCAGTTGGGTAATGTTTTTCTGGTTCAAGAGCAAAGCTGTATGAGTAAAACCGTCTCATGAGTTGACATCTTGAATGATGAATGGTGGATTGTACAGCTTTTAAAAATATATAGTTACCAGTAGTTTCATTTATAACTTCTTCTGTGTTAAGATGTAAAGTTAAATGTTTTAATTGTTCATATAAAATCATTTTATTGTTTTGTGAAAAACTAAGATTATCATAATCAAATGGATAAACAAAATCAGATGCCGTTTTCTTGTTTTCTCTTTGAATTATGAAATACATTTCCTTCACAGGATTTATAAACGATGTTTTGCATTTAAATTGATTTGTTCCAAGTGGTATTGAAAATATATTTTGTTGAATCTGTGTTATTGTGTAGTCTATTTTTCTATTTCTAATCATATTTCTCTCTTCATTGTCTAAAAAGACAATCTCACAATTCAATTTAAAATCTTTTATTGATTTATTGATCGGGGTTGTGACAAGAAAACCACTTGTATCAACTAACAAATCACTGAGATCTCTCAACTTTATTTCAACTTCAACTTCTTGTTTGGTTATGGCACACAAGGGTAAAGATAGTTCAGTATTGTTAAAAAAGTAGAATGGAATATCTACAAAACACTTTCTATCGCTCGTAGCCGAACCGAGAGAAGAAATGATACTATAATTAGAATTTCTTACACCTGCCGCCCGCTTATTGGGTTATTTGCCAATCATGTTGTTAAGCGCCCATTGTTTTGTTTGTGTAACGTTTTGTTCGGAGTATATCTGTAAATAATCGCTTGGTATAGATTGTATGACTTCTCCACCTATCAAAAGATCAACTCTTTCTATCAATGCATGACCAATCGATTCAACGTAACATATTCCAGATGATATGGCGGGTAGTGTCATTTTCACAGATATAGTCTTTATAAGGTCTCCTATGTTTGGTGGTATAGTAAATCGTGCAATCTGACCAAAATCAACGTCACCTGATGGATCTATATCGATAAAACTTTTAGAATAATTTGTATGTCTCTTGAAATTTTTTATAAAATAAGTATACTCTGGATCATCCGTGAAATACTTATCTTGAAGACCGGTCGCCTCTAATTGCACCAAACCAGCCATTACTAATATATAGATCTAAAATTTTAAACCAGCCAACCCGCTTTCAAAACGAAGAACATTGTAATTTACTGCATAAATTCTGAATTTATTATCACCTGAATAATAAGGACTTATTTCTATATTTAGGAGTTTATGACTTATTCTACTCATATTTATTTGGCCAGTTGGATAATACACATGTGGTTTTTCTGAAAAGGAATAAGCCCCGAATTTGGACCACAGAGTTGTAGTACTACCCAGGTAATTAGTTGCTGCTGTAATGTACGGAACATTTACATAGTTTTTATATGTTTGAACAAAGTTCATAAATAAATCATCTATATCAAATACAGTTTGATTATTTAGTTTAAGTTCTAACCTTGTTATATCTTCAAATATAAGAGAGTTGTTTAAATTTTTGACTGCATCCGCTTGTGTGACAAAAAATAGTTCACGGACAGGGTGTCTAAAGTTAAGCATCACGGATTTTTTGGTTTCTCCGTCTTTCATATTCACCTGTGACATCTGCACTTGTGTGATCACGTGCTCTATTGGGTTTGATAGCAGGTAGTTCTTTTCATCAGGTGTAAGAAAAACAAATTCTGTATCGAGTGATAAATTTTTAACTATAGAACCCGGTGTTTCGTATGGGTAAGACCATACGACTTCATTTTCGTTTCTAAGTTTAAGTCTCACTTCTACCAACTGTTTAGTAAGAGCACACATAGGAATAGCTAAGCTTGGGTGACGATAAAAATAGAACGGAAGATCTATAAAATAGGTATAACTTCCTTGATATGAAAGAAAACCACCATGACCATTCAAAAAGTAAAGAGACTGGTAGACGTCGTCATCAGAGTTATGCAATTGTTGATGCATGTAAATATACTCTCCTGTGAGTCTTTCTACTGTTTGACCACCTATTAAAAGGTCTACGTACTCGATTAACTCTGTGCAGATTGATGGTACGTACGCCAATTGATTTACACCAACGCTTTCTGGTCCGGGATCTGTTAGGGTAATCTTAAGAGTCATGTTCTTAACCAAATCACCTTTATTGTGAGGTATTCTACAATCAAGTTCGCGTCCAAAACCAAGTTTTCCATCAAATGGTGTTTCGATTTGTTCTACAGAAAACTTTGTGTGTCTTTTAAAATTCATCAGGAAGTACGAAAACTGTGGTTCGCCAGTGAGCCAATGGTCCTGGATCCCTCTGACAGCCAAGTTCAAACGACCTGACATCTCTAATGTATATGAGTAAAATTTTACGAAATAAAACAGGGCACATACATTAGAAGGATGAATCTTCAACTAAGAAAATTCAAACCAGAAACGATGTCTGATGATCGTGTGTGTGTTTTTATAGGGAAACGTAACACTGGTAAATCTACTTTAGTGAAAGACGTCATGTATCATAAAAAACATTTACCGGCTGGTATTGTTTTGTCTGGTACAGAGGAAGGGAATCATTTTTATTCAGAATTCATACCCGACTTGTTCGTATATGGTGATTACGACAGGGAAGCCATAGAACGTGTAATGTCCAGGCAGCGCAAATTGGTGGGAGCTGGAAAGTCAAACTGCGGAGCTTTTA